AGTCGATAAATAAGGCTATCCGTCTCAGAGTAACCAGATGATTAGCTGGTCAAGAAATTGAACCATCTAATCTAAGGTTAGGCTTTGATGGACTCCCTGTTCAACTTGGTAAACTCAAGACATACCTAAGACATTTTAGGACTCCTCAAAATTTGCGAGGAATTCTAACTATCTTAAGTGTCACGAGAACTATCACCCCTAAAGTTCTTGATCCCTCAATTAGGAGTATAATAGCTCCTTATTCAGGTCAAGAATTCGATTTTGGCTATGAAATTCACAAATTTGTCGGTGAACTCAGACGAACTGCTAGAAATAACAGTAAGAAAGAGTATCATGACTTATTTGAGAATGGAATGGCCAAGCTCGAAGACTTTAGTGGTTATCATTTATCGACTAAAACTGGACCAACCGGTAAACAAGCATTGGTGAGCAGTCTTCTTGAACTTGAGTTGATTTTTCAACCAAAGTTTGAGAGTCTGCGTTCATCAATCTATGTACTTGGTGGTCCAGAGTTAAGACAGAAGATGGAAACCTGTCATGCCAATGTAGCTCTCCTCCAGGAGGTAATGAGGTGACCAAAGTTATCTGATGTCCGAAAGGACAACTGATCCCTAAGGAAACTTACTGCACTTCCTGATTCTGAAGGAAAAACAAGAGTTGTAGCAATAGGAGACTATTGGTCTCAAACTTGTTTGCATGCTTTACACAAGTGAATTTACAAGTGTTTAAGCATGATCCCTCAAGATAAGACCTTTAAACAAGGGTCTGATCTTAAAAGGATTCCTTTTGATGGACAAACTACTTACTACTGTTTTGACCTATCCTCGGCAACCGATAGATTTCCAATTAAATTAATAATGGAATTACTAAGGGAGCTTATTGGAGAGGAAAAGACTCTAGCATGATATGATATAATGGTTGGACAAGCTTTTGATTATAAGGATCCTAATGGAGCCAATAAAAGTAACAATAGCGGAAGCTATTTTTACTCTGTTGGTAATCCAATGGGATTTCTTTCATCTTGGGCAAGTTTCACCTTATCATCATTTAGTTATGTATATTTGTTGTCAACGATCTAACATTAGATTCGAAAACGCAAAATACATGCTACTTGGTGATGATATTATCATATGAGATGACAAACTGGCTGCTGAATATAGGATCCTGATCAACTTCATCGGAGTAGAAATTTCCGAGGTCAAGACTCATCAAAGTAAACACTTCTTTGAGTTTGCCAAGAGATTTTTCTATCACGGTGTTGAGATCAGTCCATGTTCAACGAAGGGATTCAGAG